AGTTCTGGATGATCACAGAATAGATGAACACGTCCCACGACAGCGTCAGAACCGCCCCAGCGGCCCGTAGCTCGTCAACCAGACGGGCTCTTACGGTGGCGTCAGAGCCGCTGAAAAAGCCCTGGAACGAAATGGTTCCATCCTGCCGTCCCAGGGCGTCTACCACCCGCCGCCCGCCCGGCAGGTCGTGCACCACTAGCCGCTGCGCGCCACCAAAGGTGATTCCGGACGCAACTTCGAAATTGTCCAGGACTACTGGTCCCAAGACCACCGCAGAATCCGACATAAGCCAGCCCCTCGTGCCAACTAAGGCCCAAACCGACGCGACAGTCCCGCAGGTTTTCAGGCGCCGATCGGCGCGCCCGCCCATACCGGCGCCATGCGCGGATCGAATGCGGCCCCGCCGCTTGGCGGTCGGCTTGCAGCATGGGCCAGATAGTCCGCCATCCAGCGTCCCATTTCCGCACCGTCGATGACGATAGTGCCACCCATCGCCTTGTCACGCTGACGTTGGGATTGCTGTCGCGGCGCCGCCGACGAGGCACGCTCGCGGGCAACCGGACGGTCCTGTATTTGACGTGTTGGCGCCATCTGTGCGCTGTGCGTCACTGGGGCCAAGCTGGCTGCCGCAGGCGTTTCGGGCTGCGACGGCGGCGGGAACACCGGTGCTAGCCTGGATTCAAGGTAAACCGTCGGCGCGGACGCGCGATCTGCCGCTCGGCTCACTGCCGCGGCTGGCCGGGCCATTGCCATTGAAACGGCCGGCGTCGCGACCGGCTGGGCAGGCGGCGGCACCGCCGCCTCCGCCAATCTCACCGGACCTACCTGCGGTGCTGCCGGCACCGATGGCACCGTACGAAACTGCGTCGGCGGAGCGACTACCGGCGGCATCTGCACCGGGGCGATTGGCGCCAATTGAGCGACAGCAGCCGGCGGCGCGACCGCCGGCGGGGCAGCCGATTGTGTCTTGGCCTCAGCGGCTGGAGGGGCGGCCCGCCTTGCCGGCTCAGTCGTGGCGGCAGGCGATGTCGGCTGGGCGAGCTCCGGCAATGCGCGCGTCATCGGCGCTGAAGCGGCGCCCGCGATCGCACCAACGGCTGGCATCGCCGCAGGCGGCGTGGGCACAAAGGTCGCGCCCGGTTTCTCCGGCCAGGCCGCTGGACCTACGGTCGGGACCGCCGTATTTGCCTCATCTGGCGTCTGAGCATTTGCTGCGGTTTGACGCATAGCCGCTGCGGCAGAATCGCGCGTCCGCGCCGCCATGGCACCGGCCTGCGCCACCCCCGCGCTCACCGCAACGCGCGCGACCTCCTGCAATCGGACCAGATTTGCCGTTGAAACGACGATCGCTGTGTCAAGCGTGCGCAACTCACGCCGTATCGTTGCAATACCGGCCGACACGCCATCATCAAGCGCCAGCGTCAGCCCGACCGTATATGCATCGTTCACCGCAGCGCCTCCCGCAAGGCCTCAGCGGTGGCCGCGCCGATCTCCGCCGCCGCGTCCGAAGCCGCGGCAATCCCGGCCGGCGCCAGGAAGGGCCTTGGCGGCACCTCGCGGGTTCCCGCTTCCTGAAACACCGCCGCCGGATCGGTCGAGCCCACAACAATGGAGTCGGCCGACACCTCGTGTCCGATGCTGCCATGCAGGACGCCGGTCTCCTGCCAGGGTGCCGCGTGATCGTCTCCAGGACGACGGGACAAGGCGTCCACCACTGCCGATTCGATCCGCTGGCCGATCGCCTCGCTGGCAGCGCGGCGTGCGGCCGCGAGGTCCAGGGCCTGCAGCGATCGCTCCAGGCCACGCACACGCTCCAGCAACTGCTTCAACGCTCCTCCTCCCAACGCAGGTGCAACCAGTCGAAGCTGCCGCCCTGCAACGTTCCCAGGATCACCACGTAAGCCAGCCGCTCATCCGGCGGCAGCGAGAAGGCAACGTCGAACGGCACCCCGTTCTTGACCAAATAGAGACAGTCGATCAGATCGGGGTGCCGGCTCAGTTTCCCGCGGATGCCACCATCGCCTGGTGATCCGCCGTTTCACGCGCGCCAAGCGCCGCTGCCGCCGCTGCGATCCCGCTATCACCCAGCCGTGCGACCAGCGCCTCGATCTGCTGCTCATTGCCTGGCACTGGCACCGGAACGTCGTCAATCGCCAGCACGGAGCACGCCAGCAGCGCCATGCCCAGCCAGGGTTCGTTCTGGGACAGCACCGGGCCAGCCGCCTTGAACAGTCGCAGCTTGTCCAGTGCGTTCATCCGCCGCAGGCTGAGCCGGCGCCCCTGCGCATCCGTCACGACGCTCGGTTGACCGGCACCTGCTACGATCTGGGCGGTCGGTCCACCGCTCATACGCGCTGCCGCTGCGAAGCAAAGAACTCAAGCTTCTGTTTGACGCTGGAATCACCTTTCCACTGGCCAGAACTCGCCAGCTTGAAGACCACCGTGTCATACTGGTAGGTTGATGTCGATCCGTCCGTCTCGGTGACGTATTGATACACCGTGCCGAACGGCACCCCGTCGCCGTTGTAGTACGAAAGTTCGGCAGCAGCAATAAAGTCGTCGGCGGCCGACGTGCCGCGCTCCAGCTCGAACGTGCCTTCCCAGCCGCGAGGCAACTCGGCGGCAATCTGCGTGCCGTCCAGCTTGTCGACGCGGATGGAATGCGTGATCTGCTTGCTCTCGAAGCCTGTAACATAGGACAGGTCGACCCGGCCGGCCGGCCCCATCAGCACCAGCTGACAGTCGCGGCCGATATTGAAATTGTTGATCGGCATCTATGATTTTCCTTCAGCTCGACTGACCGCTCGGCAGCGTCTGGCGGCTCACCTCGACCGTCTGGCCGCCCTCGATATTAACGATGAACTTCTCGTTGATGGCCTGGTAGTTCACCTGCGCATCAGACTGCACATAGCCCAGCTGCGTCCGGCTGGATGGATTGTTGGAGGTGTCACAAACCACGCTGAACGGCAGCGATCCGTCGGTCGAGCCAAGCATTCCCTGCGACAGCATTTTCTGGAAGAAGCTCAACTGCGTCGAACGGATGTTCTGGAACAGCTGTGCGTTGATGACCTGGCCAACGTACTGGCCCATGCCGGAAGCCAGCGTCGCCGCGATGTAGTTCGTCAGCCGGGTATAGTTGTCTCCATTGATAGCGGTGTTTGTGCTGGAGTTGTGGCCGCCCCGAACGCCCCAGTAAGCACCCCCAGGCTGCGGGTTCGCAATCACGTCAATGCCCGCGCTCAACAACGCCGACAGGTCGGCCGAGGCATAGGTGGTCGCCTGCCCGGAACCCGGCGTGCCAGACTTCTGGCTGCCAACAATGGCATAAAGCTGCTTGTTGAGGCTCGATTGCTCCGGCGAGAGATTAGCCAGCCGGCCCGCAACGAAGCCCTGCGGTGAGACAAGGCGCACGGTGCCGTTCACCTGGTCGGACCACCACAGCCAGTCCCCGAACATCAGCTTGGCCGCATAGCTATCAAGCCCTGCGGACTGCACCACCGCCACGGCATTCTGGATGTTGTCCCCGGCGGGCCCGGTCAGGATCATGTAGACGCCTTCGGAAAGGCCGAAATCGGCTTGCACGCTCCACTGCGTCGGGTCATCCGCGTCTGCCAGCAGGCCCAGGCTGCAGCCCTGACCGCGCAGCGCATACATCCCGGTCCGCGGCAACGTGTCGGAACCCACCAGCATCATGGCCGTTAGGTTCGTCGCGCCATCGGTGCCGTTCGCAAACGTGTAGCTGGCGATCACCGGCGAGCCTGCGACCGAATTGCCGGATCCAACCTGCGCGGTGACTAGCTGCGATGGTCCGCGCTGCAGGCTGATGCCGTTGTTGACCGCGTTCGCAACGTTCTGCCAAAGCTGCGCGCCGGTGCCGGCGATGTTGTCGAACAGCTCCGGCTGCAGCCCCGGCAGCGTGAGCGTCAGCCGCCAGGTGTTGGCCGCCGAACCAATCCCCACGCTGGCGCTGAGCGAGTTGCCCAGGCTGCCCGTATACGCCGCCGTCAACAGCAGCGCGTAATCCGTGGCGGAGGAACTCTGCACCAGGCTTTGCGCCGCCGTATCCGTGCCGTCCGTCACGCGCACGCACCGGAAGTTCTGGGCGCCCTGCTGAACGGCGGTCGCGACCTGGGTACCCATGTCGAATTTACGCGCCATCAGCGGCCCGAATTGGCTGGCATAGTCGGCCATCGTCGCCGCGATGACCGGCTGGCCGATCGGCCCCCAGGACGCGCTGCCGACGATGCCGGTGATGTCGGTCGGCACGCCATTCAGGACCAGGTTCTGTGGCGGCACGATCTGCACATACAGATCCGGCACCACCAGCGCGGTGGTGTTCACGCTGCCTTGCTGAACAATCGGCATCAATGACCTCCCTGCTTGGCCGAGGCCGGCGCCGGCGATTGCGGCCTGGCCGCACTCGGCCCGAGCACGCGCACGACATTCAGCGCATGCTCGCCGGCCAGAATGGCTCGTATCTTGGCCGGGTCCGTGACCACGGCGCCGCGGGCGAAGCCGCCGAACGGCCTCACCACAACCAGTTGCGTATCCATCGTTGCTCCCGTCTCAGCCGAGGTAGGTGGTGACAGCGTCCAGAGTGCCGGCGCCGATCAACATCGCGGGCTGGTACTCGGTCGTGGTCGTTGCGTATTCAATGGAATAGATCAGGTCACGTCGGTACAGGCTGGCGTCTTCGGACCGGTCGCTGGTCTCGCCATTGCGGAAGATCATCCTGGCGGCGGAGCCATCCGGTAGGTCGAGAAAGGCAATTTGCGCCAGATAAACGTCGATCGCCGCTGCCACGGTATCGCGCGTCAGATAATCGGGGCACCAGCAGGTGATACGAAAATTCTGCAGCTGGCGCCGCACCTCACGGGTCGCCACGCTGCCCGCCACTACCCGGCCAATCAGCCGCGTTGCCGCCTGGATGGTCAAGCTCGTGCCGCTGTAGTTCACCGCGTAGTCGACGCGGGCCAGCATCGCAACATTCGCGGCGACCATGCTGTCGTTGTCACCGGCCTGGACGGTGTAGACGTAACTGTTGCCGTTGATGATGACGCCGGCGAGCTGGCCCACCTGTGGCGTACCGGAAAACGTCACTGTCTGGCCGGCCACGCTCGCGATGAGGGTTGGTGCCTGTCCCGGCGGCAGCTGCCAGACATAGGGGAACCGCGTCGTGTCGCGGGCCGAGCCGCTCACCGGCAGCACGGTGACGTTCACCGCCCCGCTCGCCAGATCAGCATTCAAAGTCGCCGGCAGCGGCCAGCCGCGGTAGATACGACAGTCCGCATTGCAGACGCTCGGCGCCGTCGTGCCGTTGGGGTACACGGCCGCAAGCACAAGGCCGACCAGCGCCGCTTCGACATCCGATTGATCCGCCATCAGGGCAACGCCTGGTGCACGGCCAGACGCCAGCCAAGCTCGGTCAGTTCGGCCGCCACCACAACGCCCCGCCGGCCCAGATCATCCAGCATGAGGTC